GATTGATTGCAAACGAAACGTTGTCCACGGTCATATCGCCGCCGCCGCCCGTTGCTGTCACTGTGCCTTGGATGTGGCAAGTAGTGCCTGCGGTGTCGTAGATGCGAAAGTAGCCTGCAGTGCCGCTGGCATCAGCGGCAGTGTCTTGCCAAGTGCCAGACTTTGCCTTGGAACCAGATGCTGCATTAGCCATCCAATCTGACGGAAGCGCAATGGTGGCAAGAACAGTGGTGCTATCTGCAGTAGCACATGACGCAGGCAATGAACCTGAAAGAATCTTCAACGTTGCAGAGACGCCAATTGCGGTTTCAATTGCGTCAAGGCGAGCGTTTCGAACGGCGACTGAAAGTTGAATAGCCATAGTTAGGTTTCCTTAAGCAAATTTCTCACGGACCAAGAATTTGAGGCGCTCGTATATTGTTTGGCGTTCGCTTCCAAACGTAATTTGAACCTCGCCTTCGTACCAACCAGCGGGTACGTCAAGTTCGGTTCCGGGGAAGTTAAAAGTGACTGTTCCGGTAGAGCCGCCGTTGACTTTGACTGCTGCCAAAGTTGACGACGTGGTTTCTGAATCTACCGAACGGAACTTGATTGCAACGCTGGCGTTCCCGGCGCTCAAATCAAGCGCGGTGCCGTCGGACTTTGTAAACGTGAGCGTGACGTATGGTCTGTTGTCGCCACGGACGACCTTGATTGTGTCGGTCATGCCCCACCTTCTGCGCTGTAATCCTGCTGGTCAGCTGACGGATCGGTTGGAACGTCGCCGGAAACCATGTCGTTGCCGTCTTCTGGCGCTGATGGAAGGCCGGCGGATTTACGCAAGAAGTTTTCAAGCTCGCGGTCCGGGAACATCGTTGCTCCAGCGGACGTAAGTTTGGTGATGAAGTCTCCCAGCGACGACAAATCTGGTTTTTCGAGGTCGCTGGCACTGATCTTGGGCATCATTTTGTAATCAAGGCCGTTGAGCTTCCACAGACGCGGAATCAAGTGGCGGTTGATCGTCTCAGCAATGCTCTTGGTGTACGCGCCGACGGCGGTGGCAAACAGTTCGGTCTTGTTCGATGACAAGGCAAAGCTGCCTGTCGCGCCTTGGCCGAGGAAGATGAAGTCGGCCAGTACGGTCGTTGCAATTGCCTTGTTGTACCGGTCGATTACTTTGCTCGTATCAAACGAGCGTGCACCACCAGACGAGAGCAGCTTGATCTCAAAAAGCAGGTTACCGCCTGAGTCTCTGGTCGAAGGGAGCACAAGCCCTTCGTGCGTGTCGCGCTTGATGGACCGGATAAGGCGTTTGTATTCAGACGCGACCATTTTGTCGATGCTGTCAGCGCCTTGCGCCAGATAGTTCGACGGGATGTACGCAACGGGCAGGCCGGCAAGATCGCGCTCAATGCCAATGGCTTCGATTTCTTCGATGCGTTTTTTGAAGAACCACGGACGATAAGCGGTGCGGAGGATGCTTCGGCCTTCCGGATTGCCGCGTTCGTCGGTCGTGCGAAACAGCACCATCTTTTCGATGGGGATAAAGACCATGCCACGGTCGTAGGGCTGCTGGTACGCGCCGTCAATGCTGCCGTCTTCACGGTCAATTTCCCATTTTGGAATTGTGTTTTGAGCACGCAGCGACAGCGTTCGGATGCCGATCTTGTTGTCATCAAACGACGACTGGCCTGCGCTGTCTTTGGAGTCTGGACCATTGCGGCGCTTCCAGACAATTTCCATCGGCGCAAAACCGTAGACGAACATCGAACAGATTTCGTTGATTACGGAGTTGAACGGCACGCTCATGTCATCGAAGACTTCTTCGACAAATTGCTTTGCGGCTTCTGCTTCAGGCGAATCGTCTTTGGCCTGTACGTTCCACTCAACCTGCCGAATGAGCATGGTGATTGCAAAAAGCAATGCGCCAACAATCGGATCGTTGTCGGACATTTCGCGGTAGATGCGCGACCCGTTGGTTCCGCGCAGGTCTTTGTCGAATTCTTCTTGAACGTATCCGCCGAATGCACGAAGACCCGTCGTGCCAATGACTGACGGGTCGTATTTAAGCGGATCACGAATTTCGTCTGTCATCAGTAGTCTCCACGGTCATCGGCGCTGATCCACGGACTAACTCTCTCCACGCCGTCTGGGCGTGAGTAAGCAAGGTCCGGTGCCGAGGCACGGTAGTGCTGCATAGCAAGTGCCAACGCGACAACGCAGTCGTCGTGCAAGCCTTCTGGTGCGTTGTAGACAGCGCCGGTGCGCGTGTACTGGTACTCGAAACTTTCCAGTTCGGTTTTGATCATTCCGTCCGGGAACCGGACCTGCTGAGACTGGATTGCGAGGGCAAGCCCTTCCATCAGCTGTTGCTTGCTGGAAGACGTGAATTTGTAACCGGTAACGTTTGAGCGTTTAAGCTGCAGCCGTTCAACAATTGGATCGCCTACGCCAGTTGAGTCAATTAGCGTGGGCGTGTTGCCAATGAGCGAGAGGATGCGGCCTTCAGTGGTTTCCCAGCTTGCTTGCCAGCGTTCATATCCGCAGACGTGTCCAAGCCGGTCGAGGCCGATCACGACGGTCCAGTCGTGCGACTTAGCAAGGTCGACGCCGATTGCGACAGGGCGTGCTTCTGACAGCGGTGCTATGCACTTGCTGATGTGCGGTATTCCAAACGGGTTTCCCTGATCGTCAGACGGTTCTGCAAGGTACAACTCGCGGAAAACCGCTTCCGGCAATGCCCGCTTGGCGTCCTCGATTTCTTCTGCTGCTAGCACGCCGCCCGCAACGGCGTCGTATGCTGTGAGTTTGGCGTAGTGGTACCCAAGATCGCCGGACTCGGCTCGGCGGGCGATTCTGTAATGCCAGTTGGCCCGTCCTTTGACGTTGCCAATGATTCGCACTGGCGCGGCGGTTGCTGTCAGCGTTGAGCGGACGGCAATCCACGAGTCCTCCCTGCAGCGCGATGCTTCGTCGATGACTGCGGCGTACACGTCTTCGCCGTACAGGTTGTCCGGCTTTTCGCCGGTCTTGAACCAAATGACGGAACCGACGAGCAGAAGCCGAATGGTGAGTTCGGATTCGTTGGCAATAAAGCTGCCCGGGGGTAGGCCGGCTTTGATACGCCGAAAAGCAATCTTGGCCTGCGGGTAGACCGGTGCCACCCACCAGAAGTTGCGATTCTGGCCTCCGTTCATGACGGCCTGCTCTACCAGCCAAGCCATACAGCCAACGGTTTTGCCGGCTTTCGTGCTGGCTTCAATGACCCCGTAGCGTTGCGTGCAAAAGATTGCTCGCTCTTGCGCGGGGTAGAGCCACGGGCGGGTGTATTCGCCAGTGATCTCGTTGTCGCGCAGTTTTCGTGCGGCGTTCATCAGATTTCTGCCGGCGTCCGTTCGCCAAGGCGCAGGGTGAACTTCACCGGGCCGGCTGGGGTTTGCAACTCGGCGGTCCCTGAGCCTTCCTGGCCGGCGCGGTCGTTCCAGCCGCCCTTGCACTTCAGCACAAAGATTGCGGCGGTCAGGGCGGCTTTAACGTCGGTCTGCTGCGAGGCAATCCGGTAGAGGTTGGCCGACACGCGGGCAAGCATTTGCAGCTTCCCGCGCTCAAGTTCGTCCCGGTAGTGCTTCTTGAGCGTGTCCGCGTCGATGCCTACGAGCTTGGCGGCTTGTTCGTGTGTCATGTCGTTGAGCATGGCGAACGAGACAAGGTTGCGGCACCGGTCGTCTGGGATGTGCTTGTTCGAAGGCGGTTTTTTTTCAACCTCCGAAGGTGGCCGGGCCGGGACGGGTGTTTTGGGCTTTTGCTTGCGGCTCACAATGTCACCGTATTGACATTCGGATGTTGACTTTGGCTCCAAGTGACGCGACAGTATCACTGCGGTGATATTGGAGCGCGGACGTTGAGCGTGAAGGCATCCGAGTTCTCATTGGAATAAAAACTGACGCGCCACCGATACCGCACTTTTATGGGTAGTTCAATGGAAGGAGATTTTGCGATGGACATGAACACGAGTTTTTTACCAGCCGGTTTTGCCGGCGTGATTTCGAGCATTGCCATTCAGCGTGCTGCTGCGGTGCCGGTTCGTAAGCCTCGTTCTGGCCTGCTTACGGCGGCACAGGCGGCTTTGGATGCTGGTCGGTTGCCTGACTTGCTGGTGTTTGCCAGCGAGGTCAACTATGGCTACAACCGTCACTCAAAGGCGCTGCATGATTTTGCGGTTGCTGGTGACCTTGAGGGTCTTCGTGCCTATCCCGTGAATGGCGTAAACACTTACGGTCGTGCGCTGCGCCGGTACCGCGATTTGCTGGTGTTCCACGTGGAACGTTCTGCGGCGGAAGCAGTCGCCACCGCTGCGACAAACGGCACCATCACGGTAAAGCCAAAGACCAATGTGAAAGCGAAAAAACCGCCTGCGAAGGCAAAAAAGATCAAAGCAATCAAGCCGCAGAAGGATGACTTAGCATGAAAGCGAAACCCACACACACGGCTGGGCCGTGGAAATCAAGCCCAATGACGAACTTGGCTTATGAAGTCAGCATCAACCACCACAACGACTTGGGGCGATGCGACGGGTTTGCCGTGATCGTGTACGGTCAGAGTCCGAAGGAGGACGCCGCGCTGATTGCCGCTGCGCCCGATCTTCTGGCTGCGCTGCAGGCGGTGTATGACTTCTGGGCTGGCGGCGATGTGCCGGGAGAGATTGACGCCGCCATGCAGGCCGCCATCCGCAAAGCCACGGGTGAAGACTGCCGCCGACGCTAACTGGAGAAACAAATGGCAAGCATCATGGTTCAAACTCCAAAGATTTCGCAGCCGGAGCGCATACAAGGTCGTTTATCGGCCAAGGAAGCTCAGGTTTTGGCGGCATCTATGGCACGAGCGTGGAACGGTCCGGTTGTTGAGGTCTTTGCTTACGATTATTTGCTGTATCGGTCTGAAGAAGATCGTTTGGACGGCATGGTTTACGCATCCATCTATATCGAATACTTCAGCCCACCATCTGCACAGGAGCGTGGGCAGCCGCGCAGGCCCGAGAACGCCTCCCGCTGATCAGGAAGGCGCGTCTGACTCATGCGCCGGCTGTTGCCAGTCGGTCTTGCAGGGCGTAGCCGAGCAGGGGCCAGCATTTTCGGATGGCATCCTCGCGTGCGATCTTCTTGCCAAGCTCGGCATTGAAGTTCTCGGCGCTGACGCACGCCGATTGGCCGGTCACCGTATATCCGTTCTGCAGCACGAAGACGCAGAAGGTCAGCAGGGACAGGGCAATGAAGTCCTTGCCGGAGAGATATTTGCTTTCGGCAGAAATTGCTCCGTCGAGCGCCGTGAAGTAGTGCTCGCTGGCAATGCTGTCTTCGATGTCCTGCGGCGTCACACGAGGCGCAAGCGACTGCATCTGTTCGGGGGCTGGGGCGTGGTTCAAGTCCATGTTTTGTGTCTCCTGTAGCGGTCAGCTGTTGGAACGGGTGGCAGCGATTTCGTCGAAGGTGTTGCCGGTACCGGCGAGCGTTGCCTTTTCGCCGGTGAACTCTTGCCATCGGCGGACGATCACGTCGGCGTAGATCGGGTCCAGTTCCATGCCGCCCATGACCCGGCCAAGGGTGTGGCAGGCGATCAGATTGCTCCCGGAGCCAAGGAACAAATCGATGACCGCGTCGCCCGACTTTGTGAACGACGTGAGCGCCCGCTGACTCACCTCGACGGGCTTTTGCGTTGGGTGCAGGTAGGAGGACGTGTTGTCCTTCTTAATTTTCCAGACCGTCTGGCCTTCGATGATTTTTTCGAGGACCAAAACAAGTTCGTCCTTTTTGCAGGACTGCAAAAACTCCCGTCGTGCGTTGCCTTGGTATTCCCAGACGGCACCGGATCGCCCGGACTGGATTTCGTTGCCTCGGTTCACGACAAGCGCAATTTCAAAGTCGGTAGCTAGCGTGCGAGCGCAGTCGCCCATGCCACCGCCGCCTTTGTGCCAGACAATCATGTTGGTGATCTTGTCAAAGTCTTTGCGGACGCGACTGATCCACTCGTCGACCACCTGATAGCTGGTCCACATGAAGAAAAACCCATCGGTGTATTTCTTTGCCAGCCCAATGTAGTCCAAGAACTTGTCGTCGTTCTTGATCATTCCGTACTTGGAGGTCTTGGGGTCGTAAGCAATTCCGTAAGGGGGGTCGCTAATGCAGTGGCGCTTGCGCCCTTCATAGTGCGCGACAAGGCTTTTCACGTCTTTTTCGTTGGTGCTGTCGCCGCACATGACCCGATGCGGCCCAAGCTCCCAGACGTCGCCCAAGATGGTGATGGCCGTCTGTTGTGGGAGGGGCGTGTCGTCCGGGTCCGTGTTGCCTTCGATTTCCTGCGCTGACAGCAGTTCTTCGATTTCGTCGACGGAGAAACCTGTGATGCCAATGTCGAAGCCTTGCTCGCTCAGATCGCCCAATTCGATCTTGAGCAGGTCCGTATCCCAACCGGCGTTAAGCGCCAGTTTGTTGTCGGCAATGACCAGCGCCCGCTTTTGGGCCTCGCTGAGGCCGGCAATGGTGATGGTCGGGACTTCGTCCATCTTGAGGCGTTGGGCCGCCTTTATGCGCCCGTGGCCGGCAATGACGCCGCCTGCTTCGTCCACAAGGACTGGATTAGTCCAGCCAAACTCTTTGATCGACCCTGCCAACTGCGCGACTTGCTCGTCGGAGTGCGTCCGGGCATTGCGGACGTAGGGGATCAGGTCGGCCAGTGGCCGGTATTGGACCTGCAGCATTCGGCTTTCTCTGTGCTGTCCGTAAAGGCTGCTCCCGGCAGAGGGAAATTTGGGGCGGACATCTCGTGCCGGAAGCATGGGATTGCATGGCTGATCGGCGGGGAAGGAGGAAGGACGCCGGTCAGCAAGTGCAACCTGCATTCTGTTTATCAGCCAAATGAGATTGGTGCAACGCCAGATCGCTTTTTTTCTCTCAAAATGAGAATCAATGCTTGACGAATGTCACAGAGATGATATCCTTCGTTCTGTTCCGGCAGATTCCCTGCCGATGGAGGAAGAGAGATGAGCCACAAAATCAGCGTTTCCCGGGGTCAAAAAATCAGCACGGTTTCCAATCAGTGGGCAAGCCGTTCCGACGACCAGCGTTTTACCAGCCTGTCGGCGCTTCACGCGCAAGTTAATCAGTGGGCTGCTGAAAGTTTTCAGAGCGTGATCAACCCCAGCGATGTCTTTGCGCTCTACGACGAAGCGCAGCCGGACTACCTTGCGCTCACTATTGGCGACGCACCGGTTTCACCCAGCAACTGGTCGTTTGAGCAGATCGCCCGTTTGGCTAACGCGCCTGCCAACTACCTGCGGTCGCTGCCCGGTCCGTTGGCCGCCGTGAATCTCAACTACGGTTTGCGAACGGTTGAGCAAAAGCAGGTTGCCGCCTACCTGCGGACCTCGGAGAACGGTGGCACACAGGTTCGCGGCATTACGTCGCCGCGCTACGGTCGCATTTATGACCGCGATGTCGTGGCTGCCGTGATGCGCGTGGCCGGCGACGGCATCGGTGACACGCGGTGGAAGGTGCCCGGGACCATTGACTGGTCGTCCAAGTTTGGTATCTCGTACAACCCGCAGGTCAACATCACAAAAGATAACACGACGCTGTACGCCAGCGACCGTGACGTCTTTCTGTTCCTTGTGGACGACTACAACCCCATTGAGGTTGGCAAGCTGCCCAACGGCGACCCGGACCTGATGTTTCGCGGTTTCTACGTTTGGAACTCCGAGGTCGGCAGCAAGACTTTTGGGTTTGCGTCGATGTATCTGCGCGGTGTTTGCCAGAACCGCAACCTTTGGGGCGTTGAAGATTTCAACCAGATTGTCTTCAAGCACACCAGTGGCGCTCCCGAGCGTTTCTTGGAGCAGGCCGAGCCTGCGCTGCTCGACTTTGCCAACCTTGGCGAAAGTCGTTTGATCTCTGGCGTGAAAGCGGCCAAGTCTGCCGTCGTGGCGAAGACCGACGAGGAACGCATCGAGTTCCTTGGCAAGTTTGGGTTCACACAGAAAGCGGCCAAAAACATCATCGATATCTGCGAAGTCGAAGAGCAGAAGGCTCCCGAGTCAATCTGGGATTTTGCTCAGGGCGTGACTGCAATGGCTCGACTTGAGCCGCTGCAGGAAGATCGGGTACGTCTTGAGCTTGTCGGCGGAAAGATTCTGGACAAGGTGAAGGTGGCTGCGTGAGCAGCCACTACACCACGCCAGTTTTTGACGACGCAGTTGATGCGGAGGATCGGCGCGAGATTGCGCGGCGCAAGGCATTGCTTCAGGCCAAGGAGCAAGCCCGCGACCGTGTTCGTGCCGAGTTTCCCGTCGTGACAGCATTTGCGGACGCCCTTCGCACTCAGTTTGGTGATGGCGTTCGCATCCTTTGGGCAATTGAGGGCGGCCAGTACGTTGGCCGTCCTCCCAAGCAGGTGCTGAACGAATATGACGACAAAAATCAATTGCGAGCGTTGCGGCTCATCAACACTGGTCATCAGAACACTGCCGGATCATAGGTCCGGCAGCGTCAAGCGCAGACGCGAGTGCGT